TATTGAGTCCAAACAGTATCATTGAGTACGATGGTATCTATTATTGGTGTGGTGTGGATCGGTTCTTAATGTTTAACGGCGTGGTGCGTGAAGTTCCAAACACCATGAATCTTAACTTTTTCTTTGATAACCTAAACAATGAACAAGCGCAAAAAGTATTCGCCACCAAGGTACCACGTTTCGGAGAGATATGGTGGTGCTTTCCTTTCGGAACCAGCACCGAATGTAATCACGCTATTGTTTATAATGTACGAGAAAACACCTGGTACGACACCCCATTGCCAAACTCAGGACGCTCTGCTGGTTCATTCGTCCCCTTCTTTGCGGCACCATTAACCACTGGCGTAACCAACAACGCTGGATTGGGCTACAAGGTTTGGTTGCAAGAGCAAGGCTTGGACGAGATTGACGGCACTAGCGTTAACGCGATTGTCTCTTACTTTGAGACGTCTGACTTGTCACTGGCCGTGTTAAACAATCAAAACCGCAAGGTTAAGATTAGCTACATTGAGCCAGACTTTGTGCAAGAGGGCGACATGACGGTTGAGGTTAAAGGTCGTGCCAACGCTAGGGCACCTACTGTTACAAGTAACGTGGTGACGTTTGTGGCCAACCCAGGCTCAGACCCAGCGGCACAGATTGTACCGTTCAAAGAGCAGCGTCGCGAGATGCGCGTAAGGTTTACAAGCAACGCCGTTGGCGGAGACTATCAAATGGGCCAAGTGCTGATGCACATTGAAGCAGGTGATGGTACGATAACAGGATGAGTTTTAACATTACGTTGCCTGTTGGGATGGAGCTCATGGATTGGGCAGACCAGATTACATTTGACTTAGACAACCAGACATCGTTGTCTAAGCTGATGAATGAAAATGAATGGCAAGATTGGGCAGTACAGTTTGTAACAGCAACGGGGTTGTCAACATATAATGTGCCGACACCGTACGCATTTGATGATTGGCAATTGTGGGCAGACAGCTTGTGTAAGGCACTAGAGGCATAATAGGGGTAATAAAATGGCAAACAAAGACAACTTAATTAAATTGGTCGCACAAAAATTAGGACCACAACAACTTCAACAGATGGTTGATCAGGTTGAGCAGGAGCTTGGGCAAGACCCAGACGTAACTCCTGAGGTGCTTGATCAAATGATCAACTTGTTTGGTCAAGTTGCTGAGAACCCAGACACGTACGCTAGCGTTATCCAAGAGGCCATCAACGCTGACGTGCTAGATCAAGGTGACTTCCCTGAGCAGTTTGATCCTGTCTTTGTTGCCATATTCTTACTTGCCCTACAAGAGTTAAAACAACGTAAAGGCCAAGGCTTTGCGCGTGGCGGGCTGTCTAGCATGGCGCAAAAGGTGCAAGCAGAGGGTCGTAACTCTGATACCATGCTGGCGCACATCAGCCCACACGAGGCTGTGTTTCTTAAACGTCTAGGCGGATCAGGCACTATCAACCCTCAAACAGGGTTGATGGAATTTGGCTTCTTTAAAAAGCTTAAAAAAGCAGTTAAAAAAGTAGCCAAGGTTGTTGTTTCAGTAGCTAAAGCTGCTGCCCCAATGGTTGTTGGCACCATGTTTGGTCCAGTGGCAGGTGCGTTGACAGGTGCTGCGTTAGGCGCTACTGGCGGCGGTGGACTAAAGGGTGCGTTGATTGGTGGGTTAGGTGGTTACTTAGCGTCGCCAGGTCAAACATTAGGAAGTACAATTGGTCAAAGTGTTTCACAGATACCAGGCATTAGCAGCTTAGGGTTGAGCAATCAAGTCTTAGGCGCTGGTGTTTTAGGTGGTGCGAGCTCTGCTGTATTAGGAAAAGACCCATTGATGGGAGCATTAACTGCAGGATTAACTGCCAACTACGCTCCGCAACTTGCTGAACAGTTTGGATCAAAATTACCTGACGGCATGGCAAACAGCATGGTGTCTGGCGCAAACATGGCGGCCAGCACTGGCGGTAACCCATTGATGGGTGCTGGCACGGGAGCATTGAGCAACCTAGCCATGTCAGGTTTGCAAGGAATGGGCATTGAACCGTCAAGCACATCAACGGGTGCTGAGGCGTACATGGATCCAAACGCACCAGTCAATCAAATGATTAACGGTCAAGACTTGCAAATGCCTACATACAACCCTGCGACGGGTACTTATGAAACATTGCCAAGTTACGCTTCTCCAACTGCTGGCATTGATTTTAGTGGCGGTGCATCAGCTGACTTAATGGCAGGTTATCCAACATACAGTGGTGGTGACGCAACAACTGGTCAAGGTGGAACATATGCCTATGCAGCTCCAGCAGTGGCTCCCGTTGATAATAGCTTCTCTGCTCAATTGGCAGCTAATCAAGCAAACCTACAAGCAAACAATCCGTTAGTACCAACTCAAGCAGTAGCGGTACCTACAGCTGGCCCACTAACTCAAGCAGCCACAACTACGGCTGCAGGCGCTCCAAGCGTAACTGGTGCAGCAACTGCTGGTTTCAAATGGGGCGACCTTGGTACAATGGCGCTATTAAGCTCATTGGTAGCTGGCAAAACACCGCAACAAGCAACTGACGCCATTATGCAAGACCCAGCGTTAACAGAGCAACAAAAACAAGGTATGTTGCGCAAGTTAACTAACTACAAGTTTGATCCTGGCATGACTACCTTCCCAGAACAAGGTACGTCTGAGTGGGATAGATTAATGGCACAAATAAACCAAGGTATCGAGCAGACCTATTCAAACCCAACATTGACAGAGCAACCAGCAATGGCACGAGGTGGCCGCAACACTCGTCGTCAACCACAGGGTGTGCTAAGTCAAATGTCTCGATTATCTTTAGGCCCAGGTGACGGTCGATCAGATAGTATTGATGCAAGATTGTCTGACGGTGAGTATGTCATTGATGCTGAAACTGTGGCATTATTAGGTAACGGCTCAACCAAAGCAGGCGCAGCAATGTTAGACCAAATGCGCCAAGGAATTAGAAAACAAAAGGGTAAGGCACTAGCTAAAGGAAAATTTAGCCCTGACGCCAAGTCCCCATTAGCTTACATGAAAGGTGGGTTACGATAATGGCTTCTTCTTTATTTGCAGGTGATCCGCTAAAGGCGCCCAGCTACGCAGCAACCACATCAGACGTCCCACAGTGGTTGCAAGACTACACGGTAGACTTATTCTCGCAACAACGCGCAGTAGCTGGTACACCATACCAACCTTATGCGTTGCCACGAATTTCTGATGTAACAGCACCGACCACTGCAGCACAAAACTTAATCACAAGCAGCTCTGGTGCCTACCAACCAGCCATGCAAAACGCTATCGCTGGCACTCAAGGTTTAGCTGGCCAAGTTGCCGGTACAACATCTGGCTTGAGTATGTTACAACAAGCTGCAGGCATGAGTGGTGCTGGCGCTGCACAACCGTATTTAAACGCTGCTGGACAATCATCTGTAAGCAATATTGGTTCTTACATGAATCCGTACACACAGAATGTGACGGATCAGATTGCTAAGCTTGGCGCTCGTAACCTATCTGAAAATTTATTGCCAGCCGTTAGTGATCAATTCATCCGTGCTGGTCAGTTTGGTTCTTCTGGTATGGGTACGTTTGGTGGCCGTGCATTACGTGACACACAAGAGGCCATTCTTAACCAACAAAACCAAGCCTTACAATCAGGCTATACCCAAGCGCTAGGTGCAAGCCAAGCAGACTTAGCTCGTCAAGCTACTCTAGGTCAAACAGCCGGTCAGTTAACACAAGCCGGTCAACAAAACTTAGGCACAATTGGTGCTCAAACGGCAGCGACTGCGCAAGCAGAGGCGGCAAGACAAGCACAAACCCAACAACAAGTGGCCGACTTAGCTAAGATGCAACAAGGCTTAACTACTGCCGATGCGGCTGCGTTAGAGGCTGTTGGTTCAGCACAACAAGCACAAACACAAAAAGGGTTAGACGTAGCCTACCAAGACTATCAAAATCAAATTAATTTCCCTCAACAGCAAATTAACAACATGAGCGCTACATTGCGCGGTTTGCCAGCTACAGCGGTGCCAACAACAGGCACACAAACTGGCTACACAACACAATTTGCACCAAGTCCATTGTCTACCATTGCTGCCGCTTACGGCACTTACAAAGGGTTGACTACAGGCAACGCTAAAGGTGGATTGATTGATGGTTACGCTGATGGCGGTGCTGTAAAAGGCACGGAAGACTTGTATGGCTCTGTGATGGCTGACTACGGTCAATATTTGACAAAGCCATACGACGAAAAAATGGCTAATGTTCAACCAGCAATTGAACAAAATAGAAACGCAATGACCAACATGGCTGCGTATCACGCTGCGAATGCACCTATTGCTTCTCCAAACACAGTGCCGGCGATGTACAAGCAATACAACGCGCTAAAAAGTTCAATAAACCCTGCGGCAGTTAACGAAACAAGTGCCGCCGCAAACGCTTTGCAGGCTAAGTATAACGAGCAATACAACGCACTAAATCCAAGTGCTATAACTGCCGCAGCTGACGCTGCAAATGCAATGGTTAAACCATACTCTGACCCAGCTACTATTTTGTCAGCATATAATTCAGGTGCGTACGATGTTGGAATGCCAAAAGATATTACCCCCGCAGAGCGCAGAGCAATGATTGATCAATATGCAGCTTCTGGATATACAACGGTGGCTGGGCCTGACCCAACAGTATGGTACATGCGTCCAAAGGCTGTTCCTTCTACAGGAGTATTGCCCTCATCTAAACAAGCTGAGTACGATGCGTTATTAAATAACTACAACACTTTAAACACTGGCTACACAACGGGCTTAGAAAAGATAGCGCCTTTAAAGACAGAGTATGAAACTTTGGCGGCAAAGTACAACACTTTAAACGATGCCTACACAGCAGACTCATCAAAACTTGCTTCACAAAAAGCAGCGTATGAGAAGGCATTAAAAGCAAGTCAAATCCCAAGTCCATTTGGAAACTCAATGCCACGTCTAGCACATGGCGGCCGTGTTCCAGGTTACGCAGAAGAGGGTTACGTCGATGCAGAAAATCCTGCCGATTTAGTGGACGGCGGCCAAGCCTTTGCTGATCAATACGCAGCGATGCAACAACAGTACCCAACACAACAAGACATGCCAATGCCTGTAGCGGAAAGAGCGGTGCCTTATACACAGTCCCCTGAAATTTTAGCGGCGAATGCTGAGCGTAGGGCGCTGTTAAAACAGTTGCAAACCTCACTATCCAAGGCACCAGCGTCAACTGATTATGGACCATCTGAGTCTGAAAAATGGTTAAACTTTGCTGCAGCGTTTTCTGATCCAGGTAAGACTGGCTCATTCGGAGAAGGCATGGGACGCGCTGCTTCATCATTAGCTGCGCACAAGGCTGATCAACGCAAAGCCAGAGCGCTTAATGCGGCAGCAGACTTACAACGTCTACAATCACGATCAGCACTTGCTCAACAGCAATACGAGATGGAAAGAGACGAAGGCAAACGTCGCATGATTGAGCAATACTTAACACCAAACGCTCCTTCAACTGCAGGGGCAACCGTCGGTGGACAAGGCGCCGGTGTGGACATGCCTGATAACATGAAGGCATTGCTTTTATCTTTAGATGCAGATGAAGCAGTAAAAACATTGGTTGATATGGCGAAAGAACAAAACAAACCTTCTGACTTAATCAGAGGCGTTAAATTCTTAGTCGGTAGCGGCGCAATCACGAAAGAGCAAGGCAACGCGATTGTTCAAGAGAACCTACAAGGTAAACTTGAAATGGTTGAGGTGGCTGTTCCTGAGTTGGGTGGTACGTTTAAACTTACTGGCCCAGAGGCACGCAAGTTCTACGACTCAAATGTGTTACCAGCTCGTTTTGCGCAAACGGTAGCACCAGCTGGGGCACCTGTACAAGCGGCAGCACCAGGTGGGGCGCCCGCACAAGCTGCGCCTAAACAATTACCGCTATCACAAGAGCAAATGAAAGCTAAAGAAACAGGCTTGGTTGAACAGTCTAAGGCAGACATTGCAGCGAGTGGCGACTTGTTAGCTCAAAAATCTTTTGCTAAGCAACAAAAAGACGCGGCAAACCTTGTGCTTGGTTACGCTAAAAATAGCCCTAAATCGTTTGGTGTACTTGCCGATCCTACGTTCTCAAATGCACTAGCCAGCCTAGTTGACACTGGTGTTAATACGCCGTGGGGTAGCGTTGGTTTGGCTGTTGAAGAGCCTATCGCTAAGCTTAAATTAACTGGTCCAGAGGCCTCTGTTCGTCAATTAGCCGCCGCACCTATAGCGTTGATTGAGGTTGGTTACCGCAAGATGTTCTTAAAAGGTGAGGGCGCCGTGTCTAACATGGAGGGCGCGTTAACCAAGTACATTGGTCCGCAACTTTCTGATAGCGCTAAGACCGTGCAACTTAAAGCTGGTATGATTACTATTGGTGCTGAGAAGCAAGAAAAAATTGTTGACGCCTTTGAAAAATACAAAGAGCAACACCCAGAGGCTGGTCCACGTTCTTTCTATCAAACACCTGAGTATAAACGTATCAACGACAACTACGAAACGAAGTACCGTACGTTTGCTGAGAAGAACGGCATACCTGTTGCCGCTAGCACGTCTGGTGGTAGCTTAGCAGAACGGATAAGACAAGAGCGTGCTAATCGTCAAAACAAAGAAGGAAAATAATCATGGCTGATAACGTAGAGATCACGCTTAAACCTGTACCCGTCACGCCTGATAGTACACCATCGATTGATTATGACTCGTTATCAGAAGATCAAAAGCTTATAGCCAATAAGATCTTTGATGAGGCAGAAAGACAAGGCGTTGACCCTGATCTTATGTTATCGCTTGCGCACATTGAAAATCGTTTCAACACTGGCGCCTCACCAAAGGGTGCGTTAGGCCCAATGCAATTAATGCCCGGTACGGCTGAAGAGTTAAAAGTCGATCCGAACAACATAGATCAAAACATCTATGGTGGCGTCACTTATTTCAAGCGCATGCTCGACAAGTACAAGGACCCATACGTTGCAGGTATTGCCTACAACGCTGGCCCTGGTGTTGCCGACAAGTTCTTAGAGACAGACGACATTAGCGTCATCCCAACTGAGACACTAAACTACGTTGATCAGCTAGACAGACTGTATAAACCAAAAGGTGCTGACGTTGATGCAGACAACGTGCCGGTCATTGAGCCATTACCGGAAGAGAAAGCCGCCTTTGAGCGTGACGCTATGGCTGAGGCCGCTGGCGCAGGTGCCGGTGCAACAGCCGGGTTGGCTAGTGGCGCTTACACCGAGGCTAAGATTAAACAAGCAGAGGCTGGTGAAAAGGCCGCTCAACGTCAAGCCGCCTCAGCAGAAAAACGCATCGCCGCTGGTGAGACTCGTGTCGCTGCCAAAGAGGGTGAGCACACCGGTCGTCTTAAAATACAAACAACCGCCGCTGAGTCATCAGTAAAAGAGGCAGCTCGTTTACGCGATGCTCAATTGGCTTCAGAAAAACGTTTGGCTAAGGCCACAGACAACGCTCGCCGTTACGGTGTACTAGAAGAGGTTGTTAAGACTACACCAGGTGGCGTGACACAACAAGGTGGCCTAGGCTCTGGCGCAATGCGTCACGCTAACGTCATGGGCGAGGTTCACGAGGCTAACGTTGTGCGCAAGGGCACTGAGACTGCCGGTCCAGGCTACTCACAAAAGTCACGCCTAATTGTCCCTGACAAGTATGCCGGTGCGTCTGTCTATAACCCAGAACAAATCGCTGCTCAAAAAGAGTTGGCTGCCGCTGAGGCAGAGCACCAACGCTTAATCAAGGCCGCTGACAAGGCTGAGAGCGTCGCTCAAAAAGAGGCGGATCGCTTACGCAACCTAACAGAAAGAGGCCCGTCTGGTAAGACTGCGGCACAAACCAGTTTAGACATCGCTAAAGAAGATTACGCTAAAGCCTCCGCTAAGAAAGCACCTGGTGTTGGCACAAACATTGTTCGATACTTAAGCAAAATACCTGGCATGTCTATGTTACCTGGTGCCGCTTCAGGTTTAGATTTGGTTGAGGCTGGTGAGCGCTTTAAACAAGGTGACTACCCTGGTGCAGCAATCAGTGGTGTGGGTGCCCTTGGCGGTGCAATGTCTATGATTCCACCTATTGGTCCAGTTGGCGCAGGCCTTAAAGTTATTGGTGGCTTAACGTCACTCGCAGCCCCTGCTCTAAACTACTACCGTGACAGTAGAGAACCAGAACAAACACCTGGTTACGCCGCTGGTGGTAAGGTCGTTACTATTCTTGCAGATAAAGCAAATAAAGGCTTAAAAAAATTATCCGAAGTGTTAGGTGAACATGAAGCTAAAACCGTAGGGATTACACAAGCTGATCGTCAAAAGGTCGGTGGTGGCTATTTAGGTGGGCCTGGTTTCTCTGGCTTGCAACACGTTGACCCTGCTTACGGTGATGTTGGTGCTGTCTGGGCAGTAAAAACACCTGGGGTTGCTAAGACATTAATTAACTCAGCTAAGAGGGGATCAGAGGGGCAAACAATATTTATACCAATGCTAGGTTCACCTACTCAACACAAATCAGGACAAATGGTTTTTGATAACATTATTAACGACTTTCGTAAGTCTGCCAGACAAGGTAACTTAGATCCTGAGTTGTTAGACATGATGAATTTAAGATTAATAAATACAGTAGATAAAAAGGGCAACCCATTATTCCCACAAAATTTTGACATTACGTCTCGTAAGTTCAATAACGCAATAGACACGTTTGATAAACGAGCGGCAGTTGCCGACGTTATTGGCGGTATTGGCGTGGGTGGTAAAAAAAGTCAAATTATTGACTACGATAAATTAATTGCTAGAACTACAGACCCAGACTTAATTGATGCTCCGACAGGTTCATTGGGCAACAGAATGTTTACCCTAAGTGGTGAAATGTTAGAGCGCCCAGACTTACACCCAGCGTTTCCAACAATTTTAACTGGCGAAGACTTAGGTGTGTATTTTAAACCTGCGCCAAGGGAGATTGTGCTCAATGATTTTATTAAAAGCTTCACAGAGGCTAAAGGTAGAGCACCTGGAGTTATGGACTTTACCCGTGGCTACGCTCCATCAAACTTAATCACAGAAGAGATGTTGACCAACTTGCAAAAAGCAGGCTATGCAGAAGGCGGTATGGTAGAGGGCTACGATGAAGGCGGAGAAGTTTCTGCAGCTGAATACTATGGTCACAGACTAGACGATAGCAACAGCGAGATGACTCAGCCTGTTATTTCAGATAAGGCCAATGTTGTACGCAACATGATTGCGCAAAGAGACAGACTAGCTGACAAGTACCTTGGTGGTGCAGGTCGTCTTACATCTAAAGGTTTAGAAAACTTAAGAGCCGCTTTAAATAGTAGCCCAGCATTTGACGAGAGCGTGCTCTATCCGAAGAGTAGCAACTTAGATGTCGGTGACTTTTTAATTGGTGAAATGCCTGAGGCAATGTATGACTATACTACCGCTGGAATGCCTAGCGCAGTATTGGGCAACAAGTGGGTACCTGATTCAGCTACCGGTGGCATGATGCACGAAAATCCATACGGTGACATTCGAGCCTTAGATTTTCTTAACCTAGTCGGTGTGCAAACACCTATTAAGTCTGGGCTAAAGTATGCCGCCAAGGCAATGAAGTCAAAAATAAGCAAGTTACCTAAGAAATAACGTTATTTTGATATAAAAATCCCGTCAAGGCTATTTTTAGAGCCGTAGACGGGATTTAGTTTGTTTCTAATGCCGTAGCATTAACTGTGTATAAATTATCGCTCGTACAGAGCTGTTTTCTGCCAATTTGTAGTACCACGACGGCCTGAATTGCAAAAAGTACCTCATAATCACTTTCGCTTAACTTTTCAGGTAATTCCATCCCAACAAATCGGCAGTCGTCAATTAGTTGTTGCAGGTTTATCATCCCAAGCTTTTTAGGTACTCATCCGCCAAGGCGTTTGCAAAACCAATAACGCGCTCGGCGTAATTAGTTTTAGTTTGAGTTAGCAGCTCAGGGTTACTTGCTAACGCTTGCATAAAACTTAAAACAAGTTCGTCTCTAGTTGGTGCCATCTTCAGTCTCCTTCATGTCTTCTTCTAAGGCAGCCTTGTCAGCTTGATCTTGTGCTTGCTTGGCTAACACGGCCTGTTGATGCAACGCTGCCTGAGCTAAGTGCACGGAGGTGACCTCACGTTGCACGCACAGGACGGCAAACATCTCGTCTAGGTTGGTACCTTGCTGATACGCCTCGTGCATTGCGTCGGCGATTAATGTTGCTGCGGTTGTGTATCCACTCATTTTGTTTCTCCTTGTTTACGTTGGGCCTTCAAAAGTAATTCTCTTAGTTCTTGCATTTGTTCGTCTGTCATTTGAGCATGTCCGAGTTAATTGTTAATCTTGAAACCTCACCGTACCTCTTGTCGTACGATATGACCTTGGCGTCTCTGCCTGTTAACCATCCGCCCCTGGCCGCGTAAGCGTCCGATGGCGCTAGTGTTCTGTGCTGCTCCACTATCATGAGGTTGTTCTCTTTTACATCGATGTGATGCAGATGGCCCATGTGAGCGTATGCATGTTTTGTGCGACCAAAAATTTCCCTAAACTTACCGGCGAATACTTCTGATACGTTAGCTACCTTACGCTTGTGGCCGTGATGGAAGAACAACACCACCTTACCAAACTCGTACACGTTGTACGGGCTTGGTGACTTGTCTACTGTCACCCTTGGTTCGTTCTCATACATTGCGCTAAACCACTCACGTAGCCATATCTGACTGACCGGATCATGATTCGCGTCGGCCATTATAACATGCAGCTTTTGATGCTTGGCAAGCAGCATATCGATTATTGTACGCAACACGCGGATAGACGATCGAACCAACTTAGCAAAGCGCGTGTCTACGTCTAATAAGTGCTTACTGGCCGGCGTTACCGCGTCCATGCCATCAAAGTGTAAGAAGTCTGACAGTTGAGCAAACACACCCGTATCCGCGTTAGGCGACAAATGAATCGCTTGCGCAAACCACTTTACAACCAACTCCTCTGCTAGTTTGAGATCCCAGTCCTCTCCGCACTCCTCGTGCCAGGCTAACATGCCCATGTGGTAGTCAGTGATGACGTAGCAGTTTAAAAGGTTTTCGTTGCCAAGTGGTGGCGGCTGCAGCATCGTCACACGAGGTATCTCTTCCTTCATGGCCTCGACCGTCTCAAGCATTATTTCCTGTAGCTTTGCATCGCTTAGCCGCGTCTTAACCCACTGGCCAGACGCCTTCCCCTCGGCATTGTAGTAAGTCGACACGCCTCTAACTACAAACGGCTCTGGCGCAACCCTGGTCATGTCATGGTTGGGCGCATATCCTGCTAGTGCTGCCTTACTTTTTAAACTTCTGACAGCAACATCAACCACAGTGGCTGTAACATTAAAGAATTTGGCAGCTTGGCGCTGAGATCCTAGTTCGCAGGCCTTGGTGTAGTACTGCCACTGCTTGTCTGTGGCGAACTGCGCTAAATTATCGTCTATCATCACGCTCCGCCTTCATTGTCTCTATGCCTCGCATGAGCAACGCCTCAAAACCCAACTGCATAAGGTACAGCTTGCCCTCGTTGTCTACGTCTAGCTCAGCAATCGCACTGCCGTCGTCTTGCTCAATCAACTCACCAAGTAATGCTATCTTCATACCGTTCTCCTAGTCATCTAATTTAGGTCGTTCGTTAATCTGCATGGCAAGCCCAAACTCAGCGTCAAAGATGCACACCTCGGATTTGTCATCTAAAAATATTACCAACTCACCATCAAAAATAGCTACCTCCTCGATGGTCTTACCAATCATGTGTTGAAAGTAAGTCTGCATGCCTCCAAATAAATTATGTACCGTCATATCGTTCCTAATTTAAAATAATGCTTTTCTCTATGGTGTCATGTCTAAAAAAGAGCATAATTCGTACATGTACACGCTAATGTGTACACTTAATAAACAGGAGATTTATCATGTGGACATCACCAGCAGCTACCGAAATGCGTTTTGGCTTTGAAGTTACTATGTACGTTATGAACAAATAGTAACAAATTTGTTACTATGTAACCCATGGTTTACATTTTTGTCTGTTTGTAAACCATGAGTTTAGTTCTGCACAAATAATTAAACGCAAAAAAGTGATATATGCGCCAAAATATCCGCAATCAATGCTCACTCAATGTACTTCAAACCCAGTTGCACCAACGGTTTACAGCATAGTTACTTACCCGCCAAAGCGACTTTATTAAACCACTTTACAATATAGTCGCGACTAAACTGAATTAAACTCAAAAAAGTAATATATACAAAATAACTACGATCGTAGTAGATGTAGCTACAAATCGATCACACTGTCTTCCCTATGTACGTGGCCTTAACATTATTATTGAACTGCAAAGTCACGGCACACTCTTGCCCAGCGTTTCCACTTAAAAGGTTATAAAACCCAAAACACATGGAAAAAATAGCCAAAAGTAGCAACGTCACTACAATTACGGTTGCTCGATCTACGCTTGCGTCTTTTTTGCAGTCGCACCTACGGCCTTGCTCACAGTTACCAGAACACGTCATTGTCGTTCCCCTTTTTATTTAAGGCGTAATATTTCTACGTTATCGGTGTCTAAGTTAGTGTAAGTAGTTAACGAACCGTTGCCCCAGCGCCTTGACGCACAAGAGCAAGCTACACTACGCACCCTCTCTAATCCATACCCATTTGCTGGTATCTCTAACGCGTCACCGACATTCATTGGTAGCAGATACGGCTCTACATACTTAGTGACGGCGCCGTATGGGTGAACCAACGGTCTACGCTTAATTTCTTCTTGAATCATCAAGTCGCCATAGCATGTACCGTCGGCAAGGATGATTTTGTACTGCGCATCCACGCTATCTAGAATAGTTAAAAGTTGTTCAATCTTTCTTAATTGTATTTCTAACATTTTATTTTCCTTTTAGTTTAATTTACTTTTAAAGTGCCATCTGTAAGTACAAACGTAGCGACCGTATTTCATACGTGTTGTAAAGGCCGTGTACGCTAAAAATTTAATATTGTGTGGCAAGTGATCGCGACGCATGCTAGCCATTATGGTTTTAGCGTACCTACGTCTAATCTGCACGACTGCTCTCCAACTTTACCTGTATACGCTGTAGCAATAAAATAAACATCATGCCTAGCCCAAACGCTTGCCAGTAGCACTGAATGTATTCGATTATAATGTTACTCATCGTATTTAATTTGTAGTAACAACTCGCAGTAGTGTATCGCCTTCTTAATATCCTCGGCACCGTTCTTATCCTGGTGTCGGCATATATACTTAATTATGTTACCCTCTAAGAAGCCCATCTCGTTAGCCACAATAAACTCTACGGGCTGTATGGGCATTTCTGCATAATGATTACCACCCACCTGCTTACTTAGTGCGTTGGTTAGCTGTACACCCTCAGTCCTTGCTATCTCTTCAAGCATTTCATCTTCATGCATGCTGCACATTCCGTCGCTCATTTAATCAAACTCCTCTCGATTAGTATCTACTCGGTAGAACTCTTCCTCGTCTATTATGATGCGGTGTGCATCGGCCTTCATTTGATCTAGCACTTCGATGATGCCCTCAAAGGTTTCACTTGCGACGGTCGCGTCACAGAACCCCATGAGTGAGCCATCTCGGTTGTAGTACACCTCTTTTATTTCAAAGTACGGCTCGTCAAACGCACCGTCAAACCTGACAACCCTGTAATTCCAGCTCATACTTGCACCCCGTCCTTTGTAAGCTCAAGCTGATCGATGTCAATCTCAGCCTCTTTGCCATTAGGTAGTTTACCGATAATGGTTGTTGGGTAGTGGCCAGTCTTTATTACCTCAACCACGCACTCACCCTGGCGCCACCATACCCACTTGGGCATTGTCCGTTTAACTTTCATTTTCTTGAAGCCCTTTTATAGTAAGCCATTCTGTTAAGTCCTCTTCTGCATTAATCCAGTCGTCATCGACTTGCTCAATCGTAGGTTTTTTAGATCTAAAAATAAGGTCAAAATTGTCGTCAAATGACTTTGACTTATGCTTGGTGATAATCTTATCGCCAGTTATTGAATTACGATTCTTTGCCATTTGACAGCCTCCTAATTGTTCTGCTTGGTTTTGGTTCAATGTTTGTGTACCCCATACGCATACCAAGCTTTAAGTTGCCGACGTACTGCTCTGGGATAATGATTGGGTCTATTCTATTAGACCGTTCTTTGCTCTCGTCTTTTGTTACGGAGTAGTACGTGTTCCTACCAACCCCGTACTTAAAAACAAGGCCCTCTTTAACAAGCAGTTGCATGCTGTACTGAAGGTCTGATCTACTAAACCCTTGCGCCATCAAGCTTCTACCAGTTCGGTCGGCAATCAACACCTCTGCGTACAGGTTCATACGCACCTTGGCGATGTCTTCTGTCTTGGCTGCGGTAGCAATAAAGGTCGCTACATTATCCATAGTAGTGCACCCAAGGCGACCAAGCAAACCATGATCCATCGACCAGTGTAAAGGCGCAAGTGATCTGCGTCCCAGTGATCTTCCTCTACAAACGCAGCGCCGGTCCATTCGTCCTGGCGATTGAACTGGTAGTTGCTCTTATCCCAAGGCTCACGGTAGCGCATTTATTTTCTCCTCTATCGAGCTAACGCGTTGCTCTAAGTGCTGCAGCATGCCAATCAATGCGGCAATGTTGTTGTGTATGCCATTCATTATGGCGTCCTGTTTTTCTTGTTCTGTCATGCCAGCACCCAAGTGCTCCATCTGTTTAACGTAATCAATCTGTACCATTTTCAATCTCCCTTTGCGCCATACGCATCTCTAGTGCCTCAAACTCTTTACGTGCCTCTTGTATCTGACGGATAATTTCCGCTAATTCTTCATTAATGTCAAGCATAATCAATCCTTTATCTCACATGAATAAGTTGAAGTTTGCCAAGCTCGCGCAACGCCTTGAACTCTAGCACGTCATCCAACAAGTTAACCTTGGTATTTTTATACGGCTTGTTCCAACGGCCGACGTTGATGTCGATATAAAACGCGGTGTTGAAGTAGTCTGTCATTGCGTCTGAGTTGTCGTACCAGTCGCCAGTACTTTTAATGGCGTCTAATACTTCATTTAAAAAGAACCTGGCCTTACCAACGTGGTTCTTGTTTATGTGGTACACGTTGACTTGTGTGTAATCGGAACCGAAGTCGATGTCGCCGGCTGAGATATTTACAACCAAGGTTGACTTGTTAGAGCTGCGAGCAATCGTAGCCTTAACGCCGTAGCTTTTAAATATAGGTCTTAATGCCGCGCTAATATTTAATTTTTTTAAGTTTGATACATAAGCCATTTTTAATTCTCCTTTTAGTTTTATTGTGTTGTCCTACCACAAAAACGATTATACAGAGTGTTGAGAGAAACGCAACACTTATTTTTGTACTTTTAACGCATTTAGCAAATTATTTTGTACGGCACCCTTCAAACTCAGTACTGACACCACTCGCTCGTCTATCGTGCCGCTGGCGATGATGTGAATAATTCGCACTGGGCGCTGTTGTCCCTGTCTGTGTAGCCTTGCGTTGAACTGTAGGTAGTGGCCAAGTGACCAGGTCAACCCAAACCAAACAGCTAGGCAGCCACCGTCTTGTAGGTTTAGCCCGTGCCCGGCAGATTGTGGGTGGGCAAACATTAGCTTGATCTTACCCTGCTGCCAACGCACGACGGTGTTGGGGTCCTTGTCTAACGCGACGCCACTAGGGAACCGCTGCTGCAGCTTGGCTAGGTCGTGCTTAAAGTTGTACGCGACCAGGATGTTCTCACCGCTGTTGTTCTCAATGATCTCGGCCAGGGCGTCTAGCTTAACGTCGTGGATGTTGGTCCAATTGTGGTGCTCGTCGGTGTAGATGGCCCCGTTGGCGTACTGCAGTAGCTTGCCGGCTAACACGGCCGCGTTCATGGCCTCAATCTCTTCACCGTCTGGCAGCGTCGCCAGTAGCGTGGTCTCGAAGTCCTTGTACTCACGCAGTGTGGCCGGCGGTAAGTCTACGGGCTCGACCAAACTTATCCGATCAGGCAGCTCAAGGTAGTCCTCGCTGCTCATGCTCAAGACCTTGTCCCTAAGCAGGTCGTGTATCTTGCCGGCGCTACCCTCACGCAGTGTGAAGTTGTAACCCATGTAGTCCTTCTCGAAGAACCGATCCTTGTACGAGGTCATCGTCCGACCTAGGCGCTCACCAAAGTCAATCAGGTACATCTGTGCCCAGACATCGAGTAGGCCATTGGGCGACGGGGTGCCTGATAGTAGAACCATGTGCGTCGTGTCTGGCAGCACCTTGCGTAGTGCCCTAAAGCGTTTAGAGCTGGCGTTCTTGAACGAGTCTGACTCGTCGACCACCACGCAATCGAAGCGCCAATTTTTTTGCGACTTGACTAGCCACTCGACGTTCTCACGGTTGATCACAAAGATGTCGGCGTCTTGCATAAGCGCCGTCAGCCGCGCCCGCTCGTTACCCGTGCAGACGCTGACCTTTAAATGCTTGGTGTGCTCCCACAGCTCGGCCTCTTGTGCCCAGACGCTGTTGGCCACGCGTAGTGGCGCAATGATCAACGTCTTGTGTATCGTGAACGAGTCAATCAAGTCGTTGATGGCCGTCAGGGTAATACATGTTTTTCCGCAACCCATTCCAATTGCAAGAAGACAACGTTTTTGCACTCTTATAAAATCAACAGCGTTATTTTGATAATTATGCATTTCTGATTTAAATCTCATTACCATGCCTTTCAGAAAAACCTAATTTTTTTTCTTCATTTTTTCGCATAAGCACCGCTTCATCAAAATTTTTACTAGACCCAATATGATAAGTATTGCCATTAAATTTAATTTGCGCGCACCATATATTGCGCTTTTTATTTAAATATACGCCTGTTGCACCACTTGTGTTTTTTGACGATCGTTTTTGATTCATGTGATTTTGTTGATTAGTCACTTCTTGTAAATTAACAAGTCTGTTGTCTGTGCGAATACCATTAATGTGATCTATTATTTTAGGAAACCTGCCATAAACATAAAGCCATATAAGCCGATGAACTAAATATCTTTTGCAAAATATAGAAACAACCAAATATCCTTTGCCATCAATTGTTACTGCTTTCTTGCCAGCTAATCGTTTATTCCAACCAGCGTGAGCACTTTTTGTTTTAAACATTTCAACTGGTCGATTTAACCACCTCATTTCACCAGAGACTTCGTCATAATTTACTAATTTTTTTAATAGTTCTGCGTTTATTTGCATAATAATCTTACTCTTGGATAATAGAAAAGTAAGTATATACCGAAGGTAAAACAAAAACAATCACTTAGGAAACGCATCGACCTGCTCCATAGTAGAGATAACCCTGACGTCGCAGCCAAACGCACGACGGATGTCATGATCGCGCAGCTGCAGCTCAGTCGGCTTAGCGCCTGGCTTCTTTAGTTCAACAAAGATAATCACGCCGCCGGGCAACGTGACAATACGATCAGGCACCGAGCGCTTGGCGGGTGACGTGAACTTCTCCGCCATGCCGCCGAGTGACTTGACCCGCTTAACAAACGCCTTCTCTATGTCACGCTCTAGCATTGCAACCCACCTCACATAATAGTTTCTCAGCCTCAACCAGGTAGTAGTTGTAGTCAACGTCTGTTGGGAACGTGTCTGGTAACTGCATCAATGGTCGCGCACCCGCTGAGTTCGGTACGCGGTTACTGTTGGTCGCGTAGTGTATACACTGCGCGCTTGGTACGGCGTTGCTGTGATAGAACCTCACCGCCTTACCTAGGTACTGCCCTTGCCACGTGGCGCCGCCCTGTACGCGTCGTATCGTTATAAACTGCGTGATGTCACGGCAGTTGCGTATGGTGATCTCAAGTGGGATATCATGCGCGACGTACTGGGCCACCGCCTGGGCGATGATTGGGTCGTCTGGGTTTTTGGCCAGGCTAGTGCTAGCGAAGACCCCCTTACCCTTGATCTTACCGTCTAGCTTAACAGCCACGTAGCTGTTCACGTCACGGCTGGCCAACGCTCGGTAGTCTGTTCGCTCTAAATCGAACGAAGTGTTAAGCATCCAGTCAAAGGCAACCTCGTCTATACGCTTCTCAAGTACACGTGGGCACAGAATCACCACGCCGTCGGTGTTGGCACTGACTACCCTGGCGCCTGCTAGCTCGATGGCCTCGATCAGCATCAGCAGCGCAAGCTGCCCGGTGATGGTTGTCTGTATCAGTAGCTCCGGCGCGAACAGGGCGCTGTACTTGCTGCCAAGCTTACCGAAGCTGCCGTTGACAGCAATCTTAAGCACGTCGGCCGTTACCTTGTCGCCACGGTGCTTGGCCTCTAGGCGCCTAGTAACAATAGACTGGTACACGCTCAAGAACGGCGCGCCCATACTCTTAGGCGCAAGGCGCTGCTGCAGTATTATGTTCGGGTAGTAGCTGGCCACGTCAAGCTCTAACAGGATGTGCTCGTCGTCGGCCTTGATGTACTGCGTCTTCTCGCAGCTGTGTAGGCCACCTATCCCCATCTGATACTCACCAGAGCCAATCTTAATCTTGGTACTGCGTAGCCAGTCAGGCATCTGCACCGCGCCGTTCAATCCTAGGGTGAACCTGTGCTCACACAGGCTGTTGATCAGTATGTTAAGCTTGGTGTCGGTAAAGTTAACGATGCGCGGGTCGATGTAGCTAAACGATGTGTTTTCTTTTAGGGCGGTCTTACCGTAGCCTTGCTTGGTGATCTTGGTCATCTCGCTAATGATCACCGTCTCAGCAATCTGCGCATCGCTCTTACTGCGTAGGTCCATCCCGTACTGCTCACTCAGCCCAACGCGCAGGTCAATCTGTGGCTTCAGCGCCTTGTACAACATGGCCGTCGTGTGTAGGTCATTCTCGCAATAATCGCGCAGCTCGGCGCGTTGCTTGATGGATATGCTGCTGCTTGGGTCAATCGGTAGGTCCTGCATCTTGGGGGCGTTCATGCGGCCGCCGTAAATCTTAAGGCTGGACCGCCCAGGGGCGACCTCGATCAGGTCAATGTGGTTGGCCTTAAGTATGTCAAAGTTATGCGCACGCAGTATCGTCCAGCTAGGCTGGTTGCTTTTAATGATACTGTCGGATAGGTCTTTAATTTGTTGGTTGGTGTAGCCAGAGACGGCTGCACTGATAATAGGTATGTCGTAGCTGTTGCCGTTGAAACTAATAACGGTCTCGGTCGCAAACAGTTTTTTTATCTTGGTTACATCAAGCTTGGCGTCTGCGTGAAACTCAAAGTGACGGATCTTACCGTCGCTTAGGCGTAGCATAGCAAGCAAAAAATAATCCGAGTAGACCTCGGTATCGATTATGAACATTAAGGGGTGGCCTTTTAGTTAAAACGCCCCTCAGCATCGAGGGGCGGTGTTACATGTAACGCGTATTAAAAGTCTTCGTCGATCACATCAAAGTCATCTACTCCAACACTCGTACCGCCGTCACCGAACGGCTCACCGTCACCGGCAAACTGAACAGCCAATAAGTTACAATTGATGCGCTTACCAAAGCCGTTGTCCTGTGCCCAAAGCTCGATTATTGCGTTGACGTAGCAACCAGCGTAGAGAACGTTATCGTCCTCTGTCAGTGGTGACTTGTCCTTACCAATAACCAACGGACGTTTGCCGTTAGCGCCCTTGATACTAAAGTGACCGGCGTAGCCATCGTAATCAATCTCGTCGCCATCCTTAAGACAGATCTTGTCGGCGCCAAGCTTAGCACCTTTTAAGTCGTTCTTAACTTTCTCAGCGATTGCAGATTGGATCTCGGTGATTGTTTCCGCGTGTGTCTTCTTGTTTAGTAGGAAGGTTGCCTCGTACTTAGTTTCGTTGCCTTGGAAAGACGCCTTGTGAAACAGTGAGGGGAATGATAGTCGTACATTTTTAAGTTTAATTTGAGACATTTTACTTTTTTCCTTTTACGTTTGAAGTTTATTGTGCCTAGACTGCGCACAAAAAGAATATTAGCACAGCTAATTAATTATGTCAAAGTCATTTTTACTGACGTTGACTGGCGGCCGCTTGTCTGACTCAGGCACTAGCGTTGGCGCGCCCTCTGGCTTAGTGACTAGGTCGTCCAGCAACTCAGCGCGTGACTTGCCAAGCTCCTTCTCTGCCTGCGCCGGCGATATGATCTTGCGTGTGTACAGCATCGCTTCACCTAGTACAGTCAGCAGCACCTGGGCGGTTGCCTCCTCGTCACGCCAGGCTCGGTTGGCTCTACCTGCAACCAGCTTGTACCCGTTGAACCCTTGGCCGGTGCTTAGGCGGTCGGTCACCAAGGTCTCGACGGCGTCGAACCATGAGACAATCAACTTCTTGTTGTCTAGCGCGACCTTCAGCTGCTCGTCTGTCAGCTGCTCTGGCTTGCTGGTGTCTAGGTTATCGAACGAGGTCATCAGCGTGCTCTCGGTCAGCTTGGCTAGTGCCGGGCACGTGGCCTTGGCCCTACACCACTGGCACTGTTTCTCACCCGGTACCCTCGGTGCGTTCTCCGTCGCTGTCAGCTCGGCCGCTTGCTTTAGGCGCTCGCCCCAACGGTTAAGCTCGTCGATGCCGATGGTCCACTCTGAGATGTGATCAAGGCGCGGCTGCACGATCACTATATTAATGGTCTTGATGTTGAACAGCATGCCGTAGTCGTTCACCGCACCCAAAGCGTAAAGCACCCCCTGGGTGTTGTTCTCAGCGTCAACGCGTACACCCTTGCCGTACTTAAGGTCGACGATGGTCATCACGCTGTCGTTAATCACGATGGCGTCGCTGGTGCCGAACCCATCTGGCGCGATGTGACTAAAGTCTACCCGCTGCTCGACGAACAGCTCGCCGCTGATTGAGTTGACGTAGCTCACGTAGCTTTGAACGTAGTCGTACATGTCCTGCGTGACGACCACGTTGCTCTCAGGAAGCGGCGCACCGATTATGTTACCGAAGACAATCTCGTCGTCGCCTCGCAGCAGCATCTCAGCTAGCTCGTGCGCAGCCGTGCCCTCTTCAGCAAAGACGGATGTTGTGTTGGGAAAGTCCTTCTCGGCAAACACGCTGCCGGGGCAGAGGGACCACTTGGCGCTGCCGCTTGCGCTTAACTTAGCGTGCGCGGTGCTCATGCGCCTAGCGCCAATAGTTGTTTAGCAAGCTCAGGTAACTTCTCTGTTGAGACATCGCTCACCAAGGTTCCGCCGAAGCTAGCGATGATGGCCTTGACCTTGGGCGAGTTCTCTCTGTCCTTGCGCACTAGATCTAGGCACAGCGCCTTCAGCTTCTCGCGTGTTACTTCGGGTGTGTCGGCCGGTGCCTCTTTAATTGGTACGGCCTTCAGCTCAGGCTTGGCCTTCTTAGGCGGCGCGGCCTCAAGCTCTACCTCGAAGACGGTCTCGGTCGATGCCGGTGTGACGCTCGCGGTTGTAACGTCTAGCGCTACAGTAAGTTTGTGGATGGCTAGCGTTAGCTCTTTGATGTTATCTTCTAGTGACATTTTGATTTTCCTTTTAGTTTTAAATGATGTATTGCAAAATAATATTACCACAGCTAATATTACTTGTGCTAATATATTTGCGTATTCAACCAAAGGGTAATCATAATGAGTAAGTTAATAGAGCTGGTCGCGTACTTCGGTACGCAGGATAAGATGGCCGACGCGCTAGAGGTAACGCAGGGCGCCGTCAGTCAGTGGATCGCTACGGGTGGCCTGCCTGCCCGTAGAGCGATTGAGATAGAGCGAATCACTAACGGCCGCTTTAAGGCGATAGACATTGTAGCACCAAGCGAGTCAGCGGATCTACAAAAATAATTAATAGATTGGACACTCCAATGAAAACATACAATCTCTCGATTGGTAAGACAGAATCGAGTAATAAGGTCGTCACCGTCGTTCGCGGTTGGCAACATATAATGAAGCAGCTATCGACTCACACGGTCGCGGCTAAGAAGGGCGGCAAGTACCTGGTCGGTGGTTACTACAAGGGTGACGTGCGCAAGGAAGAGTTCATGGTCGCGCGTACGCTGCTCGTGCTAGACATCGATGGCTACGTTGGATCGATTGAGGACCTGGCGTTTGATCTTGAGATCAGCGTGCCCGGCGCGTTCGTCGCCTACTCAAGCTACCGTCACGACAAGAAGAAGCCGCGCATTCGCGTCGTGCTCCCGCTCAGCCGTGAGGTCACTCCCGACGAGTACCGCGCCTTAGCTATCAACTTCATGCTCAACACCACGATCCCGTTCGAGGCCTTCGACAAGTGCTCGTCCGTGCCTAACCAGGCGATGTTCTTGCCGCAGCACCCTGAGGGTGGTGAGTGCTGGTCCATGACGCAGGATGGCGATGAGCTGCAGGTGCCTGACATCATCCCTGGTGTCGAGAGACACGTCACGGTCGACTCTTCAGACGACGGGCTCGATGAGCTCAGCGCCGCGCTAGCCAACCAGCCGCTCGACATCACACCTGAGATGGTCGACGCCTACCTGTCCGCCTTGGACCCAAGGAACGTCGAGTACGACACTTGGGTCAAGGTCGGCATGGCCATCTTCCATCAGTTCCAAGGGTCGGCTGCCGGCTTTGAACGCTGGGTCGCTTGGTCCAGCGCCGACGGTGAGCGCTTCGATGAGTCAGAGATGCCAACCAAGTGGCGCTCGTTCGGTGGCTCTGAGTCACCCATCACGTTCGCCTCGATCATGCACTGGGTTAAAGAGGCCGGTGGCGTCGTGGCCGTCGACAACATGTTCGAGTCCTTGCTGCTTGAGGCGGCCAAGGTCGCCACCTTCGACGAGTACCAGCTGTTCAAGGACAAGATCACCGCCATGAGCGACCACGTGCTGCCGCCGGTCTACCGGTCCAGTGTCGTGAGTGAGCTCGCCGACCACTTCGGTAAGCTCAACAAGATCGCCAAGGGTGCTATCACTAAAGAGATGCAGGCCTCACGGGTCGCCAGGACTCACTCCGTTGTGCAGCCGGACTGGCTGGACCCTTGGGTCTACGTCGAGAACACCTGCTCGTTCGCCAACGCGGACGTGGCCGACTACATGATCAAGCGCGAGGCCTTCAACGCTAAGTTCGACCGCGAGCCTGAGTGCGTGGCTGCCGAGCGTCAGGCCTCACAGCTCGCCCTGGTTAACTACGACCTTCAGACCGTGGTGGACGTTATGTTCTTCCCCGCTGCCGGTAAGTTCTTCACGTACGAGCACAAGCGCATGATGAACTCTTACTCACCCAAGGGCGTCAGCCCGTGTGAGGTTATCGACGCCGACGGCCAGCAGGTTGTTGACATGTTCCTGAAGCACGTCGCGTTCACGCTTGAGTCAACGGACGAGCAGGACCTCTTCCTAGACTGGATGGCCTACATCTATCAGAACCCAGGCAAGCGAGTGGGCTGGGCAATGCTGCTGCAGGGTGCCCCCGGTACCGGCAAGAGCTACTTTGGAAACGTCTTCGAGGAGCTGCTCGGCAGCAACGTCCGGTCGCTGGACACGCAGGCCATCTCTGGCCGCTTCACCGGCTGGGCTCACGGCTCTATCGTTACGGTGGTCGAAGAGATCCGCATCGCCGGCACCAACAAGTACGAGATCCTTGACAAGCTCAAGCCTATCATATCTAACTCGACGATACAGATCGAGGAGAAGGGCCGCGACCACAGGACCGTGCCTAACTTCACCTCGTACTTCTTGCTGACCAACCACAAGGACGCGGTACCCTTGGGCGACGGTGAGCGCCGCTACTGCGCTATGTTCTCTAGGATACAGAGCGAGGAGGAGTTGTTCGACGCCTTCGGTGGCCGTGAGAAGGCTCGTGACTACTTCGACGACCTGTTCGCTAACACACGACGTCGCCCAGACGCTATCGCTAGGTTCTTACTCGATAGGAAGATTGCTAAGAGCTTCGACCCTAGCGGACGTGCGCCGGACACCGGGGCCAAGCGTGAGATGAAAGCCTTGAGCGTGTCGCCTGAGTGGGACGCGATGGACGACGCTATCAGCAACAACACCTGCGAGGTTATTAACGATAAGATTGTTGACATTACCTGGATGAATAAGGTTGTCTTGGGCCAGGGCGGCGAGCTACCTAAGAATAGGACGGCCTCTATTATCCTGTCTGAGATGGGGTACTCCCCCATCCCTGGACGTAAGATAAAGATCTACAACGATGGGCATCATTATGTGTGGATTAGGGGCGCGGTCGATGACGCGCGCGTGTTGGAGGTAAAAAATATTGTCCGAGACTTTTACAGCAACAAAACCGGTAATTTTTTAGAGAAGGTAGAATTTTAAGCTAAAAGGGCGCGGTCACTGCGCCCTTTTTTGCAACCGCGCCCCTAACCGCGCCCCTATTTATCTCTTTGTTTTTACTATATATTCTTTATTTAGGATATCGGTTATCGGTTAAAGGGTAAAAAGTATTCATATGAGATTAGTGTGTGTATGTTTTGGAATTGGTACACACATAAAACACACACACATTACACATTTAAGTAGTATAAGAAGAACCGAGCACCGCACCCCTATTTCAAATTAGGGTGCTGGTTACTCGGTTCGGTTGGAGGGTAAGATTAGTGTGTGGTTGGTGGGGTGATGAAGCCGGCTTCGATTAGTTCGTTGGCTGCACGGCCGTACCAACCTTGCAGCTGCCAGACGAGTCCTGTGTCTAGTAGGTACTGCCAGGCTGAGATGATTGTGTCCTGATCGTGGTCTTCGCCGTCGAAGCCCTCCACGCACGCTGAGGCGTCGTAGGGCGTCCAAGTTGTTTGTGTTGATGTTGTCATGTCGGTTCTCCTAGTTAACTATAAATTGATAGGCAGCAGAGTATTTACCACCGTTGTATTGTCTGCAGCAGGCCCCACAAGCAAGTCCGCTGCAAAGCTTTGATCGGGTTGTTACACGGCTACAGTTGGGGCAGGTTAGTGAGTACTTTGCTTTAGGCCTAACAACCTCTCTCCCGTAACATCTAGTCCCGCTGCAGCCGATGCTAACGGCCTGACGTTGCCAAGTGCGATTGTGGCCGTGGCCCTTACCAACCAACGCGTGAGCAATCTCATGCAGCATGGTGTCAATCATTTGCTTTTCATCGTTAAGCTCTACCAGGTGTTTGCTTAAGCTGATGGTTTTTTCTTTGTAGCTGCAAAGGCCAAACCTGCGAACGGCCCTGTCGTAAGTGAACTTCCAACCTTGGGTCAACAAGCCATGTTCTTTCATTAGGGTCATGGCTATCTTAGTTGCGCTTGATAGTTTCATGTCCTTTCCCCTTAGCGTGAAGTTACTTTTAAGGTGATAACAGCCGTTGTCTTTGTGTACTTAGCGATTAGTTCTGCTGGTACGTCGGCAGCGATGAAGACCGCCTTGTTGTCGACTGTCTTTCTTTCTGAAAGAGTAACAACGCCACGGAAGAGGTCACCCTCGATAACGCCTTCGTTTGATTTAAGATCGTTCTTGATGATCTCGGCCTGTGCCTCAAGGTCAGCGATTTGAGCTAACAAGATGCCTAGTTGGTCGATTTGAGTTGTTGCTTGTAGTTTAGCTAGGTTTGTCATTTTATTTAGTCCTTTTAGTTTTATTGTGTTGCCCTACCACAGAAACCATTATACAGAGTGTTGAGGTAAACGCAACACTTTTATTCAATTATTTTTAATTATTTTTAGTAGGGCCCAAAGCCCCACCTGGCCTACTCTTGGTTGGCCTCGTACTCTAGCTGCATGGTCGTATCGTGGTACTCTTCGAGCCTGGCCTGCAGCGCTGATAGCGCCTTGAACCGGTTCTCATTAACCTCGCGGTAGTACTCAACCGTTGGGTTGATGGTGTTGACTAGCAGTAGTACCTCTTCGTGTGATAGTTTCATCTTGTGTCTCCTTAGTTAGGGTAAATTAAAACAGTACCGCAGTCGTGCCACTCTGAGTGCAGGCCTATCTTGTTTAGGTACTCAAACAACTCTGGGTGTACGCCCATCGTGTCGCGGAAGCCGTAGTAGTCGAACGCGTAGTTTTCGTTGATCTCTGAGCCCTCACCGCTCCACAATGTGTTCTTGTGGCCGTTGAAGTCCTCACCGTCTTTTAGCCACACGCCAGGGAAGCGTTTAGTGATCTGGTCTGCTTTTCTTTTTAGTTTGCTGTTCATTTTATTCTCCTTAAGAGGGGCCCGAAGGCCCTATTAATTAATAGTCGTAATCGTCTTCTGGGTGACCCTGATCTGGGCCTGTGTAGTATGGGTTGCGTTCCCAGGTATCGTACGGTGAAAGAATCCACTGTGAGTCTGTTCTTTCAGCGCCGTAAACGGAGGTGTATTGGTCTACTCGATCTTGATCGGTACCGTAGTTTGTGTATTCGTAATCGTTCATTTTATTTAGTCCTTTTAGTTTTATTGTGTTGCCCAACCACAGAAACGATTATACAGAGTGTTGAGGTAAACGCAACACTTATTTTTAATTATTTTTAATTATTTTTAACGATGAGGCTATGATTGGGTTTCAAAGGCAATTTTATTTAAGTTGTCTTTGTATGTTGAGAGAAACGCATAAGTAGTTTATACTGTCGGCTGTTGATTGATATTGGAAAACAAATGAGCAACGAAGAGTACAGCCACCTGATGAACAAGAAGCCCGCCTCGACGGTCTTGTCTAAGTTTAAGAGCAACCGATCCTTGGCCAAGAAGCTTGGCATCAGTCCGAGCACGATCACCCGCTGGACCTACCCTAAGATCATGAAGGGAACAGACGGCCACATCCCGCAGAAGTATTGGATTGAAATTATTCACATCGCAAGACGTGAAGGGTTTACACTTACGATTGAACATTTGTCAGGACTTAAAGCATGAGTGAAGTGAGTGAGCCACGCGAGAGAGCCTCAACGACGCTGATGCCTAGTGGCGTAACATCCGCAGAGGAGGTCTTCTGTCAGAACATCGTGCGTGGCTTGGGGCAATCAGATGCCTACAGGGCGGCCTACGACACAAGTCGCTACAAAGAGCGCACCATCCACGCTGCAGCTAAGACTGTCGCACAGCGACCTCACGTCATGGCTCGCATCGCGGAGTTGCGCGCTCCTGTGATCAAGAAGGTGCAGATCACACTCGAGGAGCACATAAACAAGTTGGGCCAGCTGAGTGACCTCGCTGCAGCCAAGGATCAGTACTCTGCGGCCATCAACGGCGAGATGCTGCGAGGCAAGGTCAGCGGCCTCTACGTTGATAAGATCGAGAGCAAGAACATTAACTTGAACGGCACGCTCGCTAGTGAGATCAAGCTGAGCCGCTTAACTGACGACGAGCTGACCGAGTACCTCAGACTAACCGCGAAGGCCTCAGACGAGAGCCTAGATGGTCTTAAGGTGGTGACTGATGTATGATGGTTGTTCCAATAACCTTTAGAGCTGCCTGCGCTTTCGTTACACTACTTCATAGACACAACAAGCCGCCCAGGGGTCATAAGTTTAGCATAGGCCTACAGAACAACGGTGTGTTAGTTGGCGTGGCAATGGCAGGCCGTCCGGTAGCAAGACACTTTGACGACGGCTTAACGTTAGAGGTTAACAGGACATGCACCGATGGTACAGCCAATGCAAACAGCATGCTGTATGGTGCCATATGGCGCGCTGGTAAGGCGATGGGGTACAAGAGATGTATTACCTACACGCAACACGACGAGAGCGGGGCAAGCCTTCGCGCAGCTGGGTGGGTTTGTGTAAAAGAGCTTGAGCCAAGAGAGTCCTGGTCAGAGTCCACTTCTGATGACAGACTCAAAGCAATGCGCGATGCTGTAGGCAACGGAGGGGTGAAGAGACTTCTTTGGGAGATTAAAAGCAACTTGCAAGAAACCACTAGCATCAATGACATAAAGGTAACAAGCCATGATTGACATGTCCAACGTGATACCGCTGCGAGCTATCCAGCTTGAGCACGACAGGCGGCGAGCTGAGCGCTCACTTAGCGAGTTCACTAAGATGGCCTGGCACGTGATCGAGCCTGGCACGCCTTACATAGGCAACTGGCACCTCGATACCATCTCCGAGCACCTGGAGGCCGTCACGAGGGGCGAGATACGCAACCTGCTCATCAACGTACCACCCAGGCACATGAAGTCGATACAGGTCGCTGTGATGTGGCCGGTGTGGGTGTGGATGACGCAGCCGCAGTTCAGATGGCTGTTCGCCTCTTACGCGATCAGCCTGTCTGTGCGTGACTCACTCAAGTGCCGGCGACTGATCGAGTCTCCCTGGTTCCAAGAGCGCTGGGGCCATCGGTTCGCGTTGACCGGCGACCAGAACGCTAAGACCTTCTTCGAGAACGACAAGTCAGGCTACCGGTTCGCTACCTCTGTGGGCGCGTCGACCACTGGCCACGGCGGTGACGTGCTGGTTGTCGATGACCCGCACAACTCGATGGAGGCGCAGTCAGACACGATGCGCGAGTCCACGCTTGAGTGGTGGGACCAGGCGATGAGCACGCGGCTCAACAACCCCAAGACCGGCTGCAAGGTGATCGTGATGCAGCGGCTGCACGAGAACGACCTCTCTGGCCACGTACTCAGGCAGGGTGGCTGGGATCACCTCTGCCTGCCGGCTCAGTTCGAGAGGGGCAGACGCAGCAAGACCACGCTAGGCAACTACGACCCACGCACCGAGGACGGCGAGTTGCTGTGGAAGGGGCGCTTCGGCGTTAAAGAGATCGACGAGCTCAAGGTGCAGCTAGGCGAGTACGGCACATCGGGTCAGCTACAACAACGTCCGTCACCGGCCGCTGGTGGTATCATCAAGCGCGACTGGTTCAAGCTCTTGTCGGCCAATGACCCACTGCCTAAGCTCATGTACGTTGTGCAGTCCTACGACACGGCCTTCACCGAGAAGACACAGAACGACCCAACGGCCTGCAGCACCTGGGGCGTGTTCAACCACGAGAAGGGTAAGTCGGTCGTGCTGCTTGACTGTTGGAAGGAGCACCTCGGTTACCCCGACCTGCGTAAGAAGATGGGCGAGGAGTACCGGTCCAAGTACGGCGACAAGGACAAGACGGTCGACGTGGTGCTGATCGAGGAGAAGGGCTCTGGTATCAGTCTTATGCAAGACCTGCGTCGCAGCGGCGTGCCTTGTCACCCGTACAACCCAGGGCGAGCTGACAAGGTCACACGTGTCCACTCGGTCGCACCCTTGCTTGAGTCTGGCCTGGTGTACCTACCTGAGTCTAAGAAGAACCCAGGCCGCGCGCCATCGTGGACAGACGCGATGATGCACGAGCTGATGATCTTCCCAAACGGCGAGCACGACGACATGGTCGACAGCATGACGCAGGCGCTGATCTACCTACGCGACACGCGCATGCTAAACATCGACAGCAACCAGAGCGAGGACAGCTACGTGCCTCCAAAAGAAAGAGGTAATCCGTACGCTGCTTAGTTGTATTTTAATTTGATATGAGTTAAAATCGCGCAAAGCCAATCCTTTTTAGGGAATGCTATGCCAAGCCCAGTTAGCGCACTCTCCAAGATCAAGAACATGTTCTCTCCACTAGAGAGAACGATCATCGCGCATAAGATGGAGACCATGCCCAGCTCACAGTGGGCAGCATACATCAAGGCTAACGCACCCAAGGCCGCGAAGAAGGAAGCACTAGCAATCAAGCTAGACGAGCTACTAGCGCGGCAACCTAAGGTGTCCAAGGCGGACATCGTCAAACACATACAAGAGAACTCACCCAAGCTTACCACCAAGAACATCCGCGCTGATGGCTTTGGCAGCGACGAGACGCAGTACGCCAAGTACGTGCTGCCAGGTGGCCATGACTACACTGAGACGCTCATTCACCTACCTGCAAACACAAGCTCGCCAAAAATCAGAGTTGATAAGGCCTTTGAGATTGCTGACGCTAACGGAACCGTCCTCGCTAGTGGCACAATGCCCATACCGGCGCGCACACTTGAGAAGCTGAGCAACAACCCAGACTGGGTGGTGCGCGAGTTTGATCAGCCTAATCTTAGCGATGTGCTCCGTGACCCATCTAACTTTGCGTCTGGTCACTTCGACGAGCCTAACGTTGTCGCTCACCTACGCACCAATATTAAAACCACACCTGACAACAATGAGGTGCTTTTCCTAGAGGAGCTGCAGTCTGATTGGGCTCAGCAGGGTAGGAAGAAAGGGTTTGGTAGCGGGGTGACTATTAAGCCAGACGCTAATGGCTTTTTTAGAGCGTACGATAATAATGGAAATACAATCGAGCTCCGCGTAAATGGTGAGCGGTTTTCCGCATTAAATAGTGAGGAAGCTGTAAGAGCAGCACTACCCACATCATACGTGCCAAAAGGTATTCCTCATGGCCCGTACGTCGAAGACACAGGCGACTGGACAGCGTTGGGATTGAAGAAGGCCATCGAGCGCGCGGTTGACGAGGGGCAAAGCCATTTGGCCTGGACCACTGGCGCGCAGCAGGCTGATCGTTACAACCTGGCTAAGCAGATTGATAGCATAAATCATAGTATGAACCCTGACGGGACCTACAGCTTTTCAGCAGTAAAGAACGGGCAAGAGGTTATTTCAAAAGAAGGCCTAACGCAGGACGAGCTTGCTGATCACTTAGGTAAAGACATAGCAGAGAAGATTGTTAAGAGCGAGGGCACTGATGCGCCGGCAGGCACTAGCGTAGGTTGGGAGGCAGCGCCGTCAATATACGGCGACGTTGCTGCTCCACCACAACCAAGGACACTGTCTGGCTTGGATCTACAAGTCGGCGGTGAGGGCATGCGAACCTACTACGATCAGATCGTACCTAGCACGGCCAACGACATCTTAAAATCAATGGGTGTAACGGAACGCGTTAAACCTATTGGTGTGCAGCTTGGTGATAACGTGTCAGAGCAGATGGGCTTCGAGATCACGCCAGAGATACGTGACTACGTGATGAATCAAGGCCTACCTGCGTTCGCTGGTGGCGGTGTGGTCAAGGCTGCAGCCAAGGGCTTGCGTGAGATGGCCGAGCACTACATGGCGCCTAAGGCAACACCGGCCGTTAACCGCATAGACATGAATTACAAGGACGTCACCAAGCGCGTCCCTGAGCTAACACGGGCAGCCAACATGTTAGAGACAGGCGAGATTAGTGCGAGCGAGTACGACAAGCTAGTCAACTCACTTAAGCCAGTGGCGCCTTACTCGTTCGTGCCGGCACCGGCAACGTACGAAGACGCGATGCGCGCGCTCACTAAGAACAAGCAGCCTATGTACGGCCGAGCGTCAGAGATCCCAGCGGGTGAGCAGACAGACCTACGCCTAGACATCCCAGCCTACAAGGATCACGGCGTGTGGGTAAACTCTATCCACCGCAAGGACGCGCCAACGGTATACGACTCCGTGTCGTCCGTTAAGAACGCGACCATGATAGGCGCACCAGAGAAGGCGTTAAAGGTAGCTAAGGGTGGACCCAAGGCACCGTTTGCTGTCATACGTGGCGAGTGGAACCCTATAAGCCAAGAGGACGCGGTCAAGACTGCCCAAGAAAACTTGGCTAGTGGTGAGTGGGTCCAGGTTGGCTACGACCCTGAGCGTCACGGCTACTTCTACGACCGCAGCACGATGGAGCCTATCGCTGGCGCCGAAGAGATACTTCAGATTGGCCCGTTGGTTATCGCTAAGAACCCAGCGTACGCAGCCAAGGCCGAGCAGAAGTTCGCCGGCGGTGGAGTGGTGCACATGGACGAGGGTGGCTTAAACGTTAGAGCGTCAGGTGACTACGGCAATTTTGACAGCGAGGGCTCATCAGGCAGTCACTACAAGGTTAACACCGACATCGACATCCTAAACAAGTACGGCTTCGGTGTTACCAAAGAGGGCCAGGTGTTCAAGTTGCCTGAGCGCACCTACACCTACGAGGATGGCTACACAGAGACTGTGCCGGCACGTAAGATTAAACGCGACGACATCAGCGAGCTACGCGCCAGGTACACAACCGATGACGGCGTACAGTACGGCGTTGGCCGTCAGCCACTAGCGAAGGGATGGTCTGGTTACCGCACCGACCCACGCAGCCAGTCAAGCGTTGGCGTTAACGTGTCACCTTACTACAAGGGCATCAACTACACCAAGAACTTCGCAGGGGGCGGCAAGGTTAACAGCGACCCGTTCGCTGGTTTATCAATGCTTGACAAGGCCAAGCTGCTAGCTAAGGCTGCCAAGTACCGCGTCCAGTACAACAAGCAAGCGGTTGATCACGGTAAGTACCCTGACGCGCTATCGAGCGAGCTTAAGAAGAACTACCTAGACGAGGTTGGCAACTCACGAGTGAACCGCTCACCACTTGATGTGGCGTTAAACTACGGCGGTGGCTACGACTTCGGTGTCAGACAAGACATCCCAGCTGACGTAGCTAGAGACATGGGCAAGGCCTACCAGTACACAGACTACTTCTTCTCACCGTTCACTGGCCCTAAGAGCGACGCCGTCGGTGACTACTACGAGAACATGGCCGGCGTTGAGGCTGGTATTAAAGAGCGCGGCAGACGCGCCACCGAGGCCGAGATACAAAGACGATCAGCCGAGTACGGCAAACGCTCGTCCAAGATGCTACCGCAGTACGAGGAGCCGGAATACGCAGAGGGCGGCGAGGTTGAGACGGATGATTTTGACTACGACGAGATGTACGAGTTTAAAAAAGATGAGCCAGCATTTGCAGAAGGCGGCGAGGTAGACTATGATGCTATGTACGAGTTTAGATAACGGAGCAGTAAATGGCTAAAGACATGATGGACGATGAAGAAGAGCTTCAGGGCGAGACGGTTGAGTTAGATGAAGAGGAGTCAGACATCCGCGACACCGACGACGGCGGAGCGATGGTTGCGCTTGAGAACGAAGAGGATCATCAAACCCAGAGTGAGCACTTTGCCAACATCGTTGACGACATCGACCCCAAGGTCCTTAACACAATCGTCGAAGACTTGATAGCCAAGATTGGCCGTGACAAGGACGCACGTAAGAAAAGGGATGAGCAATATGAAGAGGGCATTCGTCGTACTGGTCTTGGTGATGACGCTCCAGGTGGTGCGCAATTTACTGGAGCCAACAAGGTTGTTCACCCACTAATGACAGAGGCCTGCGTTGACTTCTCAGCGCGAGCCATGAAGGAGCTGTTCCCATCGAACGGCCCAGTACGCAGCAAGATCATAGGTAAGCAAGAGAAGGCCAAGATAGAGAAGGCTGACCGCAAGGCCAAGTACTTAAACTGGCAGCTTACAGAGCAGATGCCTGAGTTCCGTACGGAGCTTGAGCAGTTGACCACGCAGTTGCCACTAGGTGGCGTCCAGTACATGAAGCTGTTCTGGAACAAGGACCTTAACCGCATTGAGTCTGTGTTCATACCGGTGGACGACATCTACCTACCGTTCGCAGCGTCTAACTTCTACACCGCCGAGCGCAAGACGCACGTGCAGTACATCACCAAGTTTGAGTACGACAAGCGTGTACGCTCAGGCATGTACCGCGAGGTTGACCTTGGCATGCCAGACGACCTTGACTTCTCTAAGGCCACCAAGGCTAACGATAAGATCGAAGGCCGCGAGGACGACTCCTACAACGAGGACGGACTACGCACGGTGTTTGAGATTACCACGGCGGCCGACCTTGAGGGTGACGAGTTCTTACCGTACGTGATTACAGTCGACAAGGCCACGCGTAAGTGCTTGGCCGTGTACCGTAACTGGGATCCACGTGACGAGGGCTACAAGAACCCACTAGAGTCTATCGTTGAGTTCCCGTTCGTACCCTGGCGCGGTGCCTACCCTATCGGCTTGACACACATGATTGGCGGCCTATCAGGCGCAGCGACCGGTGCGTTGCGCGCGTTGCTTGACTCTGCGCACATATCTAACATTCCAACATTACTTAAGTTAAAAGGTGGCCCCAACGGCCAGAACGTTAACCCACAACCGACAGAGGTTATCGAGCTAGAGGGCGGCATTAACGTCGACGACGTGCGTAAAATCGCTATGCCTATGCCGTTTAACCCACCAAGCCCTGTGTTGATGCAGTTGCTAGGCTTCTTGGTCGACGCAGGTAAGGGTGTGGTGCAAACTTCGTTCGAGAAACTGTCCGATCAGAACCCAAACATGCCAGTTGGCACGACGTTGGCGTTGATTGAGCAAGGGATGGTGGTGTTTTCATCCATTCACTCACGCCTACACAACTCAATGGCGCACGTCTTGAAGGTAATGCACCGTCTAAACTCTGCTTATTTGACAGACGAGATGGTGATTGACGAGTTGGGCGAGAAAATGGTCGATCCGTCAGACTTTGACGGCCCGATGGACGTTATTCCTGTCTCAGACCCCAATATTTTCAGTGAAACACAGCGTTTTGCGCAGGTTCAGGCTGTACAACAGCGCGCAATGGCTCTACCACAACTATACGATGTGCGCAAGGTCGAAGAATTATTCTTAAAACAGCTTAAAATACCAGAGGGCACAGAGTTATTGGTACCAAAACCTGAGCCTAAGGACATCGACCCCATTCAAGAGAACTTTGCGGCCTCAGTTGGCAAGCCAATTGGTGCGTTGCCTGATCAAGAGCACATCGCTCACATGCGTGTACACTTGGCGTTCTTACAGTCACCAATGTTTGGTCAAAACCCAATCATTGCGCCTATGTTTGTGCCGGCCATCGTGGCTCACATCAAGGATCACTTGTTAATGCACTACATGAAGATAAGCAGAAAAGGCTTAGAGGCAGCAAGCGACAGTGGTATGTTAGGCGAAGACGACGCGATGATAGAGGCGCAAGCAGCCGTTGAGATTCAACAAGCTATTGAGCAAGCGATACCGCCTGAGTTCTTGCAAATCGTAAGCGCTGCTTACGAGCAAGCACAACAAATGCAACCACCACAACCACAAGATCCTACACAGGTTTCAGCAGAGGTTCAAAAACAAGCCATCGCTCAACGTGCCCAGTCTGATCAAATGAAGATACAAGCACAAGCACAGCGTGATCAATCTCAAGCACAGACTCAAGCTCAACGTGATCAAGTTCAAGCTAACTTGCAACTTCGTCAGGACGAGCTTGACATGCAGACTGAGTTGCTAAGACAAGATCGTGAAGACGCACGCAAACAAGCTGATCTAACCGTGCGCTTGCAAATGAACCAAGAAGACAACGCTACAGCCAAGGACCTCGCTGCTGCTGAGATATTGAGCGGCAATAAAGTAGACGTATCGACTGGCACGGGTATTAACCCAAACCCTAACTTTTAAGGAGAACCAAAATGGCAACAACAGATAAATGCAAAGACTCACAAGGCGTATCACAGCACCAACGCATGGCGATGGGCGCTAAGTTAGACGGTAAGTCATTACCAGGCACGCCAGTTAAAACACAATCAATTCCAAAGTAATGATATGGATGACGCGGACTTAAGTCAGGACCGCCAAGAGCGTGAAGATTTAATTAGATCTAAGTACAAGCTTGATCTAACGATACCGACAAGCAATGTCTGTTTAAATTGCTTAGATAGTACAAAGAATGGGGCCCGGTGGTGTAGCGTTGGGTGCAGACAGGACTATGAGAATCGGATAAACAAGAAATGACGATCGATAAGGTTTTAAATTTATTAACGAACGCGCAGCAAGAGTTGGCAGTGGCTGCGCTTCGTTCACCAAATTCACATGATGCGTTTGAATACGGGCGCATGGTGGGGATGTACGCTGGAATTGAGCGTGCTATAGAAGTGATTTTGTCAACAATTAAAGAGGATAACGATGATGTCTGATCAAACGCTGGATGATGCGTTTCCAAGTGCAGACCCTGGAATAACACCTTTTGGGAGTTATGTATTGGTACAAATTAGGGCGCCAAAGCTAAAAACAGCAGGCGGTATTATTTTAAACGCTGAAACTACAGAGACCGAGAAGTGGAACACACAGGTAGGTAAGGTAGTAACAGTGGGGCCATTGGCCTTTAAGAACCGTAACAGCATGGAGTTATGGCCTGAGGGTGCTTGGTGTGAGAAGGGTGACTTTGTTCGAGTCGCTAAGTACGGTGGTGATCGTTGGGAAGTGCGCATTGATAAAGACACGTCCGCAATGTTCGTAATTTTTAAAGACACGGATCTAATCGGTAAGGTAACAGTTGACCCATTAGCCATTCGTGCTTTCTTATAGCTGATAAAGGAGCTAGGCATGGCAAAAGAAAAAGAAGTTGAGGCAATCATCGAAGACGATGAGGACGAACTAAAGGATGCGGAGTATGTAGCCGTTGACAATCCGCTTGACGAAGACGATGAAGAAGAGGAGAGTACCTTAAAATCATCCGAAGAAGAGGGCGATGCTAGTAGTGAAGACGACCGTGAAGCAATTCGTGAGCGCCGTCGACTAGAGAAAAAAGAACGCAAAGAGCGCCGCGATAAGGCCATCGGTCGTGACAAAGTTGAGCTTAACTTTTTACGAAGCCGTAACGATGAGCTAGAGCGTCGTATTGGTGCTGTTGAGACACACACCCAACAAAGTAACTTAAGCCAGTTGGATCAACAAATTCAACAGGCCATAAGTGAGGTTGAAACGTCCGAGAAGATTATCGCTCGTGCGGTTGAGGCTGGTAATGGTGAGGACGTTGCGCAAGCAATGCGTTACCGTGATCAGGCAATACTTAAGGCTCAACAACTCTCACAGTACAAGCAACAACAAACTCAGCAAGCACAAGCGCCACGTCAGCCACAGGTTGATAGTGAGGTCGTGCATTATGCTAAAGAGTTTATGGAAGAGAACAGTTGGTACGACCCTCAAGGTAAGGACGAGGACTCGGCTATTGTGCTTGCCATCGACAATAAACTAGCGCAGGAAGGTTATGACCCCCGCTCAGAAGAATATTGGGATGAGTTGCACGATCGAGTTAAGCGTCGCTTGCCAGAGAAGTTTAAGGCAGCACGCAAGCCAACAGGCGGTCCCGCTGTAGGTTCTGGTCGTGAGCATGCGCCAGTATCGACACGCAAAGAGGTTTACATTAGCCCTGAGCGCAAGGCAGCCTTACAAGAGGCAGGCGTTTGGGATGATCCAGTATTGCGTCAGCGCTACGTTAAAAAGTACGCTGAATACGATCGTGCTAACAAGAGTTAAAAAATAGTAGTTTTCTTTTTATAAAAATTAGAACATAATTCTAATCAATTGCTGAATGGAGCAAGTAATGACAAATACAAATGATGAACGTTTAAAGAAAAGTGTAGGTGATGGTCGTGGGGATCGCGCGATGGAAAATCGTGCTGTCACGGAGAATCGTGAAATCTCGGATGCAGACCGTCTAGATATATTTCGGCAACAGTTCTTTCAATCTTCACTTCCTGATCTACCAAAAATACCTGGATACCACGTATGCTGGTTGACCACTACAAACCCACGAGATACGATCAATATGCGTATGCGGTTGGGTTACGAAGCCATTAAGCCAGAAGACATTCCTGGCTGGGAATCAACATCTGTTAAAACAGGTGAATGGATTGGCTTTATTGGGGTTAACGAAATGCTCGCATTCAAGCTACCACTTTCTCTTTATGAGAAGTACATGCAAGAGGCGCACCACGATGCACCTTTGCGTGAGCTAGAAAAGTTGACGGATACTTCCGAGTTCCTTAAACGCGATGCAGAAACTACCGGCAGTCGTCTATATGAAGGTGATGGTACACAGGACTTGAGGAAAAATGCTGGTCGAGCTCAATTTGACTTGACCTAACTTTATTTTTTTTAAGGAGTAATTAAGATGCCTTCAACAAGCGCACCTTTTGGCTTCCGCCCTTCTTTCCACAACAGTGGTCAGATTCGTCCGAAAGCTTATACAATTGCTAGCACCTACGCCACGAACATTTTTTCAAATGATCCCGTGAAATTAGTAGACGCTGGTACAGTTCAACTTGGTACATCAGATGGTACACGTACAGGTACAGTGTCAGGCGTAACATTGCTTGGTACTTTAGCTGGTGTTGAGTATCGTGATTCAACTGGCAAGCCTTCTATCTCTCCATACTGGATTGGTGGTAGTACTGCTACTGAAATCGATGCTTATGTGTTCGATGATCCAGAAACACTGTTTGAAGCTCAATACACAAATCCAGGTACTGCTGGTACTGATTCAGTTCAAACTTCCGTAGGTGAACAATGTGACTTTACTGGCTTTGCAGCTCCAGGTGGTTCTACCCGTACAGGTCTTTCAACAGCGTCTTTAGCCGCTATCGAAGGTTCAGGTACTGGTCAGTTCCAAATCACTGGCTTCGCTACTAACATTAACCAATCGCTAACAGATGCTTATGTTGTTGCGTATGTTCGTATCAACGAACACGCTTACAAAGCAGCTACAGCGTCAATCTAAGGAGGTCTGACAAATGGCAACCCCAATGAGAAGTACGGACTTTAGGTCCATTGTTGAGCCGATCCTTAACGAAAGTTTTGACGGTATTTACAGCCAACGTGCTGATGAGTGGAAAGGCGTGTTTGATGAGGTTCAAGGTATCAAACGTAACTACCACGAAGAGCCTGTATTGTACGGCTTTGGTGCAGCACCTGAATTACCAGACGGTATGGCAGTTACTTACCAATCTGGTGGTGTGTTATTCGCACAACGCTACTGGTACAAAGTATATGGCCTAGCTTTTGCCTTGACTAAAGTCTTGGTAGAAGACGGTGACCATATCCGTATCGGTCAAACATACGCTCGTCACTTAGCTCAATCTTTGGTTGAGACAAAAGAGACCTTGGCAGCTAACGTGTTGAATAACTCATTCAACAACGCTTACGCTGGCGGCGACGGTGTTTCATTGATCAACACTGCTCACCCAATCGTGAATGGTACATTCAGCAACCAGTTAACTACTGCAGCTGCTTTGTCACAAACATCATTAGAGCAAATGTTGATTCAAATCCGTCAGGCAGTGGACAACAACGGTAAACGTATCCGTTTAGTACCACAAAAACTAGTATTGAGCCCATCTAACGTGTTCCAAGGCGAAGTATTGTTGAACAGTGTATTAAAAGCTGGTACAGCAGACAACGACTTGAACCCGATTAAATCAATGGGTCTATTAGCTGGTGGTCAAGCTAACATGTCTCGTTTGACTTCAAACACCGCTTGGTGGGTGAAAACAGACGCGCCAGAAGGCTTGAAAATCGTTATGCGTCGTGGTTTGGAAAAATCGATGGAAGGGGATTTTGAGACTGATTCTATGCGCTACAAAGCAACAGAGCGTTATAGCCTAGGTTGGACTGACCCTCGCGCCGCTTACGGTACCGCTGGTATCTAAGTTGTAATGGTTTGGGGGCTTCGGCCCCCTACCAACTTTCTAGGATTATTTACTTTAGCTTATTAGACTGCCCTAGCAGACGTTGCATAGACTAATAAGTGAAACTTATGCAAAAGGAAAACATATCATGGCATCAACCACCTTCACAGGTCCAATCATTTCAACTAATGGCTTCGTAGCAGGCTCTGGCTTAAAAATCACAGCAATATTAGGCGCTTCTGCAGCCTTAAATTTTGCGTCTATCGCAGCAGCAGCTTCAGAAGATTTAACAATCACAGTAACTGGCGCATCTGTAAATAACGTTGTATCGTTAGGTTTGCCAGTAGCTCCAGCCGCAGGTTTAGTATTTAACGCTTTTGTTTCAGCCGCAAACACAGTAACTGTTCGTGCATCAAACATTACTGGTGCAGCTGTTGATGCAGCTTCAGCAACCTATAGTGTTGTTGTGACTCAAGTCGCAGCAGCATAATTTAATAATGATTGGGGGCTTCGGCTCCCATCATCTCTACTGATTTTAGGAGAACGACATGGCAGATGCAGTAACCACACAAACAATCCTTGACGGCGACAGACTCGTCATTCAAAAATTCACAAACATCTCAGACGGTACAGGTGAGGCTGCGGTTGTTAAGGTTGACGTTTCAACTTTAGCAGTTAACACCAACGGTAGTGCTTGTACAGGCGTAAAGATTAATAAAATATGGGCGCAAACATTTGGCGTTGCTGTAGACATTCTTTGGAATGCAGACACAAACGTTATCGCTGACACAGTCCCAGCTGACGTAATGTACAAGATGTGCTTCTCAGACTTTGGCGGTATTCCAAACAACTCTGGCACAGGTAAGACAGGCGACGTGTTATTCACGACCGTCGGTGCTGCCGCTGGTGATCGTTATACAATCATCTTAGAGTGCATTAAAACCTACGCCAACCCAACTACGTTCTAGGGGCAATATCATGGCATGTACATATGTAAAAGAGTTTGATTTTGGCTCAGCCGGCAAGATGAAAGGCAAAAACTACGCCGAAGGTGGCAACGTTAAAGCTGACATGAAACAAGACAAAAAGATGATCGCACAATCAATCCATAAGCACGAAAAAGCAATGCACAAGGGCGCTCCATTGACAGCGCTTAAAAAAGGCGGCAGCGTGATGGAAAAGGCCACTGGTGAGCGTTATGCGTCTAAATCAGCGATGATGAAGCACGAAAAGACCGAAACACCTCGTATGCAGCGCGAAGAGATGGTTCAAAAGCGCGTTGTTAAGGGTCCAGCTATGGCGGCCGGTCGTGACCCACGTATTCCAATGCTTATGTGTGGTGGTAAAGTTAAAAAATAGTAGTTTTATTTATGCCAATTATAGGGCATAATGTTAAAAAATGGGTACGCTGTAACAGCTGCCATCAACAATCAGGAGTTTTTGATGGCATTTTCTGGAACAGTAAGCACAACGGTATTTAACACGAACAAGGTGGTTGACCACGCCTATCGTCGTTGCCGTGTGACTGCCCAGCGCGTCACAGCAGAGATGCAAAGCATTGCAACCGATGCTTTGTATCTTCTCTTGTCTGAGCTGGCAAGCGTTAAGGCACCTTCCTGGTGTATCGAAAAATTAATCATTCCGTTCTACGAAGGCCAACCCGATGTGACGCTACCAATTGGTACCGTCGAGGTGATGAACGCCAACTACCGTTCACTTCAACAAGTAACAGGCCCAGAGACATTCACATCCACAACGTACAAGGTTAACTTCGGCACGTTTACGCAAGTGAGTACCGTTGGTATTAAGTGGCTTGCAGCCGCAGTGCCCGTTACCTTTGCCGTGTCAGACGATGACATTACGTGGGCAAACGTCGAGGTGCAGACAACTGCTGCCAGCACTGGCGAGTGGACCTGGACAGACATTACCCCGGCTCGGTCGTACAAGTACTTTAGAATAACTGCCAACTCAGGCACGTTAAGTTACGAGACGATATACTTAGGTAACACGCCAACAGAGATACCGTTCGGCGTGCTTAACCGCGACTCTTACATTGCACAAGCAAATCAAATATTTCAAGGTCGCCCAACAACGTACTGGTTTCAACGTAACATTAACCAGCCTATTTTGCACTTGTGGCCGGCTCCAAACCCAGCGGCAGAGTACGCGCAACTAATTGTTTGGCGTCATCGTCAAATCATGGACGTGGGTACGTTGCAACAAGAGCTAGAGATACCACAGCGTTGGTACGAGGCCATCGTGGCCAAGTTAGCGTCCAAGCTAGCGATGGAGACAGACGCGGTCGACATGAACTTGATACCGATGCTAGACGCTAAGGCCGAGGTGGCATTGCGCGCAGCTTGGGATGGCGACAACGATGGTAGCCCAACAACTATCACGCCTAATATCGGAGTGTATACACGATAATGGGGCACTTTCTTGACACAACAGGTAATTCTACCCTTGGCATAGGTATATGTGCCAGGTGTAGTCGCAAGTTCCCACTTGGTGAGTTGATGTCTGACCCTAACTACCCAAACTTAATGGTTTGCAAAGAGGACAGCGATCAATACGATCCTTACAGACTAGCGCCTAGGCCGTCAGATCAAATTACATTGCCATTTGTTCGTCCTGATGTACCACTTAATACAAACCCATCCGGTTTAATTACGCAAAATGGTGAGCAGTTTATTACTACAGAAGCCGAAGACGGTTACTTATTTGTGAAAAAGGCACCCTGATGTCAGTCCCATCCAATCTAGTACCTGTTACCATACTGCAACTGCCTGAGGATCCGTCTCCGTCTGATTTAGGCTGGATGATGTACGTCAACAATGGCGTAACCTATAAGGTACAAGTAAACGCCGTTTTAAATGTGTCAGGTGTGCCTACAACGCGTCAAGTTAACGCGGGCACAGGATTGACTGGCGGCGGCGACTTAAGCGTCAACAGGACCATCTCCGTTGCTGTTGGTGGCATTGGCTCAACGCAATTAGATAACACTGGCGTGACGCCAGGTGTTTACGGCAGCGCCTCAGAGTTACCCATACTTACTGTAGACGCTAACGGCCGCGTTACCGCAGCGACAACCACATCGTTCTCAGTGTCAGGCTTTGTTCCTGTAACACGACAAGTCATCGCTGGTACAGGCTTGTCAGGCGGCGGTGCACTAAACAACAACGTAACATTAAGCGCAGTGTTCTCAAGCGCTACACCATTGGCTTTAGGCGCAGCCACTACCGGTGTGGCTAATGAGTCCGCACGTGGCGATCACGTTCACCCCGCTGTCAACTTGGCCAGCACGGTACAAACAACCGGCGTACTAGGTATGGTCAGTGGTGGTACAGGGGTTGCGCATGCCTCCCCTATGGCTGGTTCTGTTGCCTACTCTGATGGATCAGGCATTCAACTAACAACCGTCGGCATACTAGGCCAAGTGTTGGTCTCTACCGGCGCAGGCGCACCAGACTGGGGCTCAGCGTTGATTGTATCCGATCAGCCTGCTAACTATATCTACGCTGGTCCTACAACAGGCGTAGACGCACCGACAACGTTCCGATTGATGGTCAACGCTGACTTACCTGCCTCTGGCGTAACGGCGAACACTTACGGCTCAGCGTCTAGCGTGCCCGTGTTTGCGGTTAACTCTAAGGGTGTAGTAACTAGCGTAACCAATACAAACATCGCCATTGCTAACACTGCCGTGTCTGGTCTAGGCACAATGAGCACTCAAAACGCTAACGCTGTCGCAATAACAGGCGGGTCGATAACAGGGATTACAGACTTAGCCGTAGCCGATGGTGGTACAGGAGCAAGCACCGCCGGTGACGCGCGTATTAACTTACTCCCTAGCTATGCTGGCAACGCTAACAAACGATTAACCGTTAACTCAGGCGCTACCGACGTTGAGTGGGTAGCAGACGGCGGCGGTACGGTAACTTCTGTTAGTGGCACCGGGTCTGTTAATGGCATTACCCTCACAGGTACAGTCACAAGCAGTGGTGACTTAACACTTGGCGGCACACTTAGCGGTATTGGTAACAGCCAACTAACTAATAGCTCAATCACAATCAACGGCAACTCCGTTAGCTTAGGTGGATCAACCACCGTTACAGCAACGGCCACCAACGCGTTGACTATCGGCACAGGCCTGTCAGGTACGAGTTATAACGGCTCTGCAGCGGTCACCATCGCCATAGCAAGTACCGGCGTTACGGCAGCCTCTGTTGGTTCGGCAAGCAAGACACTGACAGCAACGGTTAACGCGCAGGGGCAGTTGACGGCGTTGGCTGACACTAACATCGCCATCTCTAACACACAAGTGAGCGGACTAGGTTCTGCCGCCTTGCTAACAGCCGGCGCAGCTGGCGGTGTGGCAACCTTGGACGGCGGTGGTACAGTTCCTACCAGCCAATTACCTGCTGCCGTGCTTGGTGCTTTAAAATACCAAGGCACATGGAACGCATCGACCAACACACCAACACTAGCGAGTGGCGTAGGCACGCAAGGCTACTACTACGTTGTCTCTGTAGCAGGCTCAACCAACCTCGACGGCATCACAACATGGGCTGTAGGTGACTGGGCAATTTACAGCGGCACCGAATGGCAAAAGATTGACAACACGGACGCAGTAACAAGCGTCAACGGTTACACCGGCACTGTTGTTTTAGGGGCTAGTGATGTAGGCGCTCAACCAGTATTCACTAGCCAAACGGCTAATTATGTTTACGCAGCACCTAACGGATCAGCAGGGGTGCCATCATTCAGAGCATTAGTTTCTGCTGACATTCCATCATTGTCTGGCACGTATATACCTTACACTGGCGCCAGTGCGGCAATAAATTTAAACGCACAAACAGTAGTCAACATTGACCACTTAGGTGTAGGCACTACAACAGTTCCTACTATTTTGGTAAGAGCGGTTGGCGATAATAATTCAAACTCTCGTATTGCAATGCGTGGATATTCAAGCAATGCCAACAGCTCATCAATGCGGGTTACCAAGTTCAGAGGCTCTGCTGGCACACCACAAGCACCTTTAAGCGGTGATAGTTTAGGTAAGTTTGAGCTTGCAGGTTATGGCACTACATCTTCAGACGGTTACGCGCAAGCATCATTTGAGGGCGTTGCTACAGAGAATTGGGGCGCTACAGCAAGGGGTGCTAAAACTTTAATTAAGGTTACGCCTAACACTACAACGACACAAGTTACAGCGGTTACCGTTGATCAAGACAGCAAGGCCACATTTGCTGGTGCGTTGGCTGTTACTGGACACACGACCT